TCTCCAGAAGTTAGTAAAGCAGCAGACTCAATGAGTGATAAAGATGCTAAAGATTTTGCATCAACATCTCATAAAGGATTACCTGATAAAATAAAAGAAATGGTATTGGCTGAATTACGTTCAGTAAGAGCCATTCAAACTGATTATGCTAAAACGTTAGATTCTATTCAACAAAATTTAGAAGGATATAAACAATCTAAGGGAACTCCGCAAGAAAAACAATATGTACAAAAACTTAAAGCTCTAACCGCACAAAAGAAAAAACTTTCAGCAGAATTGGATGCTAAAGTTGGTGATATGTATAAAGATGCCGAATTGAAAGTAGATGAAATGACCACTTCAGATGCAGCTGGCCCATATAACACACCATTTGCGTTTGGTAAAGGTGAGGATGAGAAAACTAAAGGTAAAAGACAAGCTGATTTAACAGGATATAGTGTAGTTAAAGAAGGTAAATACTATGTAACCTATAACAAAGGTAGAGGACAGGGTAAGGGGTTGGAAAAAGAATTTGATAAAAAAACATTTAGTTCAACCAATAAGCCAAAAGTATTCAATTCATTTAAGGATGCAAAGAAACACGCCGAAGATATGGAAAAAATGTTTCGCCATTCGATAGGTGGTGGAACGGCATATTGGGTATCAGATGAAAAAATGAATCCAATAAACGAAAATCGTTGGTTAGAATTAAAAAGAGATGAATCTACTGCACAATCTAAGATTGGTAGAGGCATATCTAATATCAATAAACAATTAGCAGAAATGGAAAGATTTCTTAATTGGTATGGTAAAATTAAGAACGAAAGTGGGGTAGATAATAAAAGTTATTGGAAAAGAACAAATAGTCATATTTATAGTATAAAGGAACGATTACTAAAATTAGACCAAAAAATAAGACAAATTTCAGAATAATGAAAATAGCTCAATTAAAAGAACTTGTTAAGCAAGTAGTGAAAGAAGAACACGATTATCAGCAATTATTTAAACATATGTTAGATAAGGCTGGTAAAGATATCTCATCGATGAACGATGATGAAAAAAAGAAATTCTTTAATGCTGTTGATACTGCTTATAAAGCAAAATCGGAAGGTAGATTGAGAGGATATAATGAAAACTTACCTGGAAATCAGGAAAAGTTAGATACTGATAAAGATGGTGAAATTGAGGCGAGTGATTTAGCAGCATTAAGAGCTAAAAATGAAGGAGCCAAAAAAAAAAAGTAGTTAGTGAGGGTGTAATAGAAGGAATCCTTGCAACTATAACCTTAGCTATATTAGGTAAAGTAGTTATCTATTTTATGTATGAATTAGCTAAAAAAGTAGGAAACTATGTAAATGGTAACGAAAAATATAAAAAAGCCGTTGCTAAAATATTAGAATCAATATCCAATAATAAACAAGCTATGAATGATATAGCTAAATTAATGGATAGTAACGATGGAATAAATAATGGGGTTGCAGATAAGATAGTGAGAATGGGATATGTACAAACACTAATAATTAAAATGGTGGAAAGTACAAATAGTGAGTTAGATGAAACGGAGTTAACAAATTATTTAAAAACAGCTTTATTAAAAGCTTGGGAAGATAAAGGATTAACTGATAGAGCAACAGAAAAGGTAAAAAAAGATATAAAATAAATGAATAAAGGATTATTAATAGAGACCCATTTGTTTGAAGCTAAGCTTGTAGAACAAGATAACGGAACTTATTTAGTTAAGGGAATCCTACAAAGAGCAGGTGCTCCAAATCAAAATAATAGAAGATATCCTAAAGACATATTAGAAAGAGAGTGTAAGAAATACGAACAACTTATTAAAGAAAGAAGAGCATTGGGTGAATTAGACCATCCAGACTCTCCGGTTATTAATTTAAAGAATGTATCTCATAATATTAGAGAAATAGGTTGGGATGGAGATGATGTGGTTGGTACAGTAGAAATACTTTCAACTCCATCTGGAAATATCCTTAGAGAACTATTAAAAAACAATATTCGTTTAGGAATTTCATCGAGAGGACTAGGTTCGGTTAAAGAGTTATCAGACGGGACTGTAATGGTTCAGGAGGACTTTGAATTGGTAGGATGGGATTTTGTATCAAACCCATCTACGCATGGCGCATTTATGGCACCAATGAATGAATCAAAGCAATGGGCTAAAGCTGCAGAAGAATGTGGAAAATGGTGTCGTTCACAAGATTTAATGAGAGAAATTATAATAGAATTAAACTAATATGGCAAAGTTAATAAATTTAATACCTGGTAGACAAATTAATGTTAAAGAATCCATTGATGATATGGATACAAATTTACCAGCACAAGTAGATAGATTTTTAGAAAGATTGATTACTCAAATTAAAGGGTACAATTTAACAAAGAAAAAAGAGCAGTTGGTAATTGCTAAAATAATTGATGCATTAGGTATGGATAAATCTCAATTAATGCAGGCTATTACAAAAATTAAGAAAAACGATATTTTAAAAAAATAGCATATGATAAGGTTAAAAGATTTACTAAATGAGGAAGATAAGTTACAACAACTTCCTACTGAAATCAAAAAACATTTCTTAGAAATTATTTCTACATTTGGCCAGTTTGGCGAACAAATGAATAGAAAATCTGATATTAGAACTATTGCTGAAACATTGGGTGGTATTGCCGATGCAGCACAAGAATATACTTTGAGAGAAGGTGGTGATTGGTTTGATAGAGTTACCATCAAACGAAATATGAAAGAGTTGAAAGCATTACATGAGAAGTTCCAAACGGAATCAATGGAAGCAAAAGCACAAGAACAAAGAATGGAAGCACTATATGAAGATATGGGACATGTATTAAATAGATATTTTGAAATAGCAGATGTATCTGAAGATGTTATGAGACAGAGATTGGGTTTAAGAGAGAGTAAATCAAATTGTGGATGTAATAAACATCACGATTGTGGTTGTGGAGGACATCACAAACATTAAAAGTTATGTTGATTGTTGATGTAAAAGATGGAAACATCGAAAGAGCACTAAAAGTTTACAAAAATAAAGTAAAAAGCGTTAAGCAAATAGAACAACTTAGAAGTAGAAAAGAATTTGAAAAACTATCTGTTTCTAAGAGAATTCAAAAGTTAAATGCAGTACATAAAGAGAAATTACAAAATTATTTTAATAAAAATAGTTGATTTCTTTAGTTTTCTAAAAAATTTATATATTTATTTCTGAATATCCTATCTTATATAGGATTTTTTTTATTACAATTAGTTGGTTAATGAATACCCTTCTCTATAAGGCGTGAACGAACAACCAGCAAAATATCATTGAAGTTCCACAATTACAATAACTTCACAGGAACAAAAATCATTTAAAAATGGCAAATTCAAAATTATTGAAAGAAGCAATCGCCGATGCTAAAGCGGTTAAAGAAACTGCATTAGCTAACGCAAAGCTTGCTTTAGAAGAAGCCTTTACACCAAGACTACAGTCTATGTTAACTCAAAAGTTAAGAGCTGAAGCTGAAATGGAAGGCGATGAAGAGCAAGTAGATGAAGAACTAGATTCAACAGGAATCGGTTCAGGCACATCTAATCCTACTTTGGATGCACATACCGAATTTGAAGCCGGTTCAACTGAAACAACATCTGGTGAGCCAGGTGCACAAGTTGACGACTACAAAAAAGTAGCAGACATCAACGAAGAAGAGGGTATGGAATCAGAACCATCTGAAAAAGATGCTGAAATCGCAGAATTGAAAGCGAGATTAGCAGAATTAGAAGGTGAAGCAGGTTCAGAAGAAGAAAATCCTTTCGCACAAGCAGAAGGTGAAGATGAAGTGGGCATGGATGACATGGGCATGGATTCTGAAATGGGTGGTGATTCAATGGACATGGGTTCTGACGATGAAGAATCAGAAGATGACATGGACTTAGAAGCTATCATCAGAGAATTAGAAGCTCAATTAGGAGATGACGAAGAGGTATCCGAAGAAGAATCTGAAGAAGAAAATCCATACGCAGCTAACGAAAACTTAGCAGATGGTTCTGAAGCAGGTACTGATAAAGGAGAAACACCTAAAGTAGTTGTAACTAATGAAGAAGCAGACTCAGACGAAGTTGACTTAGAAGAAATTTTAAGAGAAATGGAAGCTGATATGAAAGGCGATGAAGAGAAAATGGATGAAGCTGAAGAAACCGAAAAAGACAAGGAAATCGAAGAAGCTTACAACACTATCAAATCATTACAAAGAACTATCAACGAAGTAAATTTGTTAAACGCAAAATTATTATTCGCTAACAAATTGTTCAGAGCTCATAATATGACTAACGAACAAAAAATTAAAGTTATCGAAACGTTAGATAGAACAAAATCGGTAAGAGAGGTTAAATTGGTATTCTCTACATTAGCAGAGAACTTCAAATACACTTCAATTAACAAAAACGCTAAGAAAACAATCAAAGAAGGAATCGCTAGTAAAGTAGTTAAATCTACTAAGCCAGCAGTAGCTAGAACAGTAATCTCTGAATCAGCTCAAATTTCTGATAGATTTAAGAAATTAGCAGGTATTATTAAGTAATTAACAAAAAAAATAAATTAATCCAAAATGGACTTAAAAAAATTAATGAACGGCGCGAACCCACAAAGCGTAATGCTTGAGCAAACTCGTGGTTTGAAAGCTAAATGGGAAAAAACAGGTTTGTTAGAGAACGCAGGTTCTGATACAACCAAGCATGGTATGGCAGTAATGTTAGAAAACCAAGCAAAACAATTATTAGATGAGGCAACTCGTACAGGTACATCTTCAGGTTCTGAAGAGTGGGCTGGTGTAGCATTACCTTTGGTAAGAAGAATCTTCGGTTCTATTGCAGCGAAAGAATTCGTTTCAGTTCAACCAATGAACTTACCTTCAGGTCTTATATTCTACATGGACTTCAAATATGGTACTGCAGCAGCAGGTAACCCAGATTTCTCTGGTTCATCTTTATTCGGTAATGGTGGAGTTTTTGGTAAAGATTCACAATCACCAGCAGGTAACAAATTAGGTTCAACTCAAGTAGCTGAAGGTGGTTTGTATGGTGCAGGTAGATTTGGATACACAATCAATAACGCAACTGCTGGTATTGCTGCAACTTTTGCATCAGCATCTTTAGGAGATATTGATTATGATTTTTCAAACGCAACAGTTTCTGCATCTTATGCAGCTAACACTTTGAAAAAAGTTGTAGTAGCATTACCAGCTGATGCTGATTTTAATGGTATTAGAGCTTTCGAACCAACAACAACTACTGGTTCTGTAACTTTCTACCCACAATATACAACTAAGAATGGTTCTAACGTTGAATTTGTTGCAACTGCAACCGGTTTAAGTAACTTAGCAAATCTTGGTGTATCTTTAGCATATCATGTACAACCTACTGATATCACTCGTGGAGATTTTGAAGATAGAGGTTCTAACTTAGCAATCCCAGAGATTGAATTAGAATTGAAATCAGAACCAATCGTTGCTAAGACTCGTAAGTTAAAAGCAATTTGGACTCCTGAATTGGCACAAGATTTGAACGCATACCACTCTGTAGATGCAGAAGCTGAATTGACTCAAATGTTAAGTGAGTACATCTCTTTAGAAATCGACTTAGAAATCTTAGAAATGTTACAACAAAACGCTTTCACAACTGAATTTTGGTCAGCAAAAGTTGGATACGATTGGAATGGTGCAGGATTCTCTGTAGATTCTGATGCAGTTTCTTCTGGTGCATACCAAAAGAATACTTGGTTCCAGACTTTAGGTATTAAATTACAAAAAGTTTCTAACAAGATTCACCAATTAACAATGAGAGGTGGAGCAAACTTCGTTGTATGTTCTCCAAACGTGGCAACTATCTTAGAATCAATGAACGGATTCTCTGCTAACCCAGGTAAAGATGCAACAACATTCTCTGCAGGTGTAACTAATATCGGTTCTATCTCAAATAGATACGATGTTTACAAAAACCCTTATATGACTGAGAACGTATTATTAATGGGCTTCAAAGGTTCTAACTTCTTCGAGACTGGAGCAGTTTACGCACCTTATGTACCATTGATTATGACTCCTTTAGTGTACGACCCAACTAACTTCACTCCAAGAAGAGGAGTTATGACTCGTTACGCTAAGAAAATAGTAAGACCAGAATTCTACGGTAAAGTAGTAATTGGTGGTTTAGAAACTCTTTAATCTTAACGGATTAGGATAATCGGAAAGAGGGGATAGAAATATCTCCTCTTTTTTTGTCAAAAATTTAAATAAAATAAAGTAAACTAAGAAAGAGTGGTTAGAAATATCCACTCTTTTTTTATTTCTATATTTATATGTAAATATAATTGGATTAATATGTCTCAAAATTTAAAATGGACCGGCAGTGGTTCTGCTATATCGGGCTCAACACCATTTGGTATTTACGATAGTGATACCGACTTTAAAAACGATGGACCAAAGACGGCTGGGTGGTGTGCAACACGATTAGGATATCCCGTAGTTGATGTAGAATTAATTGATACACAATTTTATGCTTGTTTCGAAGAATCTGTTTCAGAATATTCAGCACAAGTAAATCAATTCAATCTTAGAAACAACTTAGATATTTTAAGAGGACAGAAAAAGCAATCAGCTGGAGGTAGGAGTAATTATTCGCAAACATTAGTTGATGGTTCATTTCTTCCAACCATAGTTCGTATGTCCCAACAATATGGTACATTGGCAGAAGTTGGTGGTAATATTGCTATTAAGAAAGCATATATTGATTTAATTCCAGGTCAGCAAAAATATAATTTAATGAGTGCATCTGTGGATGTAAACACATCTGGCTCATTTACAACTATATTTAGTGGTTCATCTACAATAGATGTAACTAGGGTTTATCACGAGGCAACTCCGGCAATTCAAAGATTTTTTGACCCATATTCAGTAGGTGGACAAGGTACATTAAATTTAATGGATGAAATGGGATTTGCAGAATTTTCACCCTCTGCACAATTCTTATTAATGCCATTGTATGAAGATACATTAAGAGTTCAGGCGATTGAATTAAATGACCATATTAGAAAATCACATCATAGTTTTAATATTGTTAATAATGTAATAGAAGTATTTCCTTTACCTAAAGAGGGATTTGGTACAACTAGATTGTATTTTGATTATATGAGTAGAGATTCATTTGAACAAGATTCTCAAACTATTCAAGCGAATTCACTTTCTGATTATTCTGATATTCCATATGATTTTATTCAATATAGTAATATAAATGATGTTGGTAAACAATGGGTTAGGAAATATACATTAGCATTATCTAAAGAATTATTAGGTGCAATTAGAGAGAAATATTCATCTATTCCAATTCCAGATGCAGATATTAGTTTAGATGGAGCAGCATTGAGAGCGGAAGCACAAGTTGAAAAAGATATGTTGATAACACAATTAAGAGAAAACTTAGAAGAATTAAGTAGAAAAAATGTGATGACAAATAAAAACGATGAAGCCAATCATCAGCAAGATATGTTGAGAAAAGTTCCTTTAAAAATATATGTAGGATAATATGCCAAAATTTATTTCAGAGAGAGATGTAGCTTTTTTTAAAGGATTAGCTAGAGAAATCGTAGATGATGTAATACAAAATGCTATTGTTTTATTTAAAATAAACTTAAATGAAACGAAAGTAAATTTGTATGGAGAATCTATTAATAAAACTTGGCATCCAGGTGTTGAATTATATGCATTAATTAACAAAGAAAGTGAATCTTCTACATATGAAGGATTTGGACCAAATCAGATGCAAAATATAGAATTTAAAATAGATAGATTTATGTGTGAAGAAAAGAACTCATATCCAGAAATTGGTGATGTAATTTTCTTTGATAGTGGTTATTATGAAATAGATAATACAGATGAACTACAATTTGTTGGAGGACAACCATATAATAGCTTTAGTATAGTATGTTCTACATTTTTGGTAAATAAATCAGTATTAAACATAGAAGAAAGAATTAATTAATATGTCTACAAATCCACTAAGACCCGATTTAAATAGGGCAAACGAAATAAAATCTGAAAAAGGGGATGTTAAGAAAAGTGTAGGTCTTTTTGATATAGACTATGCTATGATGACCTATTTGGAAGATACTGCTTTACCAAAATTAGATTATAATGGTAAATCGGTAAGTATTCCTGTTATATATGGCAATTCCGAAAGATGGGTAGGAGCAAGGAGACAAGGCGTTTATAGAGATAATAAGGGTAAAATACAATTACCACTTATGATGATACGAAGAACATCTATTGCAAAAGATGAAACGATGCCAATGTTAAATAGACACGTTTCATATCCAACTATAACAAAATATTCAAAAAATAATAGATACGATAGATTTACTGCATTAGGTGGCAATACTCAACCAAAATATGAATTGTTCAATATAGTAATGCCTGAATATGTTGAGGTTAACTATGAATGCATGGTTTGGACTGATTATACAGAACAACTTAATTCAGTAATTGAACAATTAAACTTTGCATCAACATATTGGGGAGATAAAGATAAATTTAAATTCAGAACACAAGTATCTGATTATAATGTTATAAATGAAGTTGGTGAAGGAACTCAAAGAATTAATAGAGTTGAATTTACATTGAATGTAAAAGCATATTTACTTCCTGAAAAGTTTGATGGAGAATTGACAACTAAAAAATCAATGTCAATTAAAAAAGTTGTCATATCAACTGAAGTAGATGTAACTGCAAATGGTAGATTAGAAGGATTATTAACAACACCATCGCCATATTATGATAACAAAGATTTAATTGATTTTCTTTCAATAAATAATAGTAAAGCACAAAATCCAGTTTCAAATAATACTATAACATTTACAGGTATTAAATTAATAGAAGCACCTACTCAATTACAATCAGTAATATCGGCTGGATTAACAGTAAATAGCTTAACATATGATATTAAAGTTTATATAAATGGTGTTAGATATTATCAAACTACACATTTTACGTGTACAGGTACTTCAAATACTTTAACAATTAATTTTATTTCTGCTAATTTAGGATTTGATGTAACTTCGACTGATGAAATTATTATAACTGGTAAATTCATAAATGTATAATGAAAAGAAGCCTTTTAGATATAACACAAAAAATCAGTAGAAACCCAGGTAAAGCCGTTTTAACTCCAAAAGATTTAACAAACGCAACTCATTTTATTTTTGAAGCTACAGGTTGGAGATTTGTAGATATATTAAGAGAAATTGAATACAGAACTACACAAGATAGATTACAAGTTTATATTAACACACAAAGTATAAGTGCAAGAGATTATATAGTTGAAGAAGGTGGAAGTGGTTTATTGATTAAATTTATAAAATCTAATTTTGAATTTAATTTGGATGATGATGATTATATTGAAATAAAAGGAGATATAGAACAATATGCTTAAACAATTTAATTCAAATAGTAGAAAACTGAATAGGATTATACCAAAAATAAATCCTAATAATTTAGTGTCTACTGATTTGACAGGAAGTTTGTTAAATATAGAATTACCATCATCGGCTTCATATCAATCATATACCCGTTCTAATCCAAATCCAATAAAAGTTGTAAATAATAAAACAACTATATCAGATTTTTATCAAGAAATATTAGAACATAGTGCAAGATATATACAAAGAAATGTTGATGTGTTTGACAATAATGCAAATACATTAACGATATATAGTGCCAGTTTAGATTACGGAACAGAAGGAGCATCACCTAATAATTTTGAAGTATTAGTATTTGGTTTACATATTCCGGGAAACTATACAATAAAAGAAGTTGGAAATAATGTAGTAATAACTTTAAATGAACAATACATAGATTACGATAATGTGACTATAAATGATATTTATGTTATGGGTAAGTTAAAAGAATAAAAGATATTTATAGGATATGGCAAACTTAATAAGATTAAAACAAATAGAGAGTGGTTCTGCATTACAACAATCCGCAGAAATAGGAACGGATTTTAGTGCATCGGTAAATACGATTGTATCTCAATCATTGGTATCATCGTTATCACAATCTATTATAAATATTATAACAAATAATGTAGGAGCAACTTTGCCAGCTGGGGTTGTATCGGGTTCATCTCAAATATACATTAGTGGAACAATTGGATATAGTGATATAGCAACGGATATAGAAGTAGCAGTAATAAGTTCTTCTTTATCGGCATCACAAGTTTTAATATCTTCTTCTATAAGTTCTTCAATTGCTGCAACATTAAGTGGAAGTTCATTATCTGTTACCGCATTAAGTCAATCAGTAAGTGCGAGTTTAAGAGCCATAACTACATCTTATACAACAACTGCATCTTTCCATTCATACACATCATCATTAGGAGATACATTTGCAACCGATTTGGAAGTATATCTTACTTCTTCAAATATTATTGACCAAGGAGAATTTTAAATAATTAAAAGTTATACTTATAAATAATAAAGTAAATTAAGAATAATATAGATGGCTCAATTAATACAGCATAAAAGAGGTAGATTAGAAAGATTATCGATAATTACGGGTTCTCTACAAAAAGGAGAAATCTTAATTGTAACCGGTTCATCTAATATTACTTCATCAAATGGTTCATCTATTATATTCGCAGCAACTGAAAGTGGTTCAGTTCAAGCTACCAATAGATTTATAATTGGTAGTTCAGCACCAAATGTATTTCCAGCATCGACTTATGGTGGTTTAGTAAATGGAGTTCCTTATTACGATAGTGGTAGTGGAACTTTATATTTGTTAGGAAACGATGGTAATACTCCAATCAACTTAACAGGTAACATCAGTACATTTAGTTCTTCAGTAGCAACAGCATTTTCGGCAAGTAATGCAACTTTAGCAAGTGTGACTGGTGATTTTAGTTCTTCAGTAGCAACATCATTTAGCGCGAGTAATGCAACTTTAAATACTTTAAGTTCTTCTATTTCCCAATCTATTATTGATATTGTAAGTGCATCATTAAGTAGTTCTTTATCAGTTATAGCAACCGATATAGAAGTTGCAATTGTTAGTGCATCAGTATCTTCATCTCAAGCTTTAATATCTTCTTCTATAAGTTCTTCAATTGCATCAACTTTAAGTGGAAGTGCAGCATCAATTACGAGTTTAAGTTCATCAGTATCGGCTTCATTGGCAACTTTGAGTGCAAGTAGTGGTTTCATTAACTATGTAACTAATAGTGTTCAAAATCTTACCGGAATTGAAGTTGCAGATTTTGATAGTAATACCGCAGTAACATTCGTAGATGGAGTTCTTAAATTTATTTTTGGAACACCAACACAACCAACATCGGTGGCAGCATCTACAAGTGGATTTGCAACTGATAGATTTAATAATGTAACCGATGTATATTCAGTTAATGGAACTTGGAGTAATCAGGGATATACATTAGTAAGTGCATCTTTATACGAAGGAGCAACTCTATTAACACAAGTTGGTAGTGGAACATCATTAACATATAGTACGACAACATCGGGTTCTCACACATATAGATTAGAATATACGGCAAGTTCTCCATTGGATAATAGTTTATATAAAACATCAACTACTACAACAGGAACAGTATCTAAAACAAATCCTGCAGCACCTACATTGACACCAACTACAACAATTCAATTAGGAACTACTTCAAATCAAATTGAACAAGGTGCAACTGGTAGTATTTCATTTACATCATCATCAGCAAATCCATCTAATAATTGGAATTTGACAAGTGTGACAACAAATGTGGCATCACCTTATTATGTAACAGGTTCGGCAACGGGTTCTACTTCAATTAGTTTAACTGCAACTGCAAACTACGCATCTCCAACAGGTGAGAATATTCCTGATACTACAACAACATCAACCGCAACTACTACATATACAAAAATTAGAAGTTTAAGATATGGTGCAAGTACGGCAACATCATTTACTGCAGGAGAATTAGAAAATATTGGTGCATGGGATACTACATTGGGTGGAACGATAGGAACGATTGCAAAAGGTACAACAACGGCAAGTGGACAAAGTGTAACAATAAGTTGGACTGGTGATAAATACCATTATATAGTATTTAATAGTTCACTATCAAACTTAACAAATATCACAACAGGTGGGTTTGGTGTATTTGGTTCGTTTACATTAACGACGGTTGGTAGTTATAAAGTTTATAGGATAGGTACTTTACAAGCAGGTGGTGCAGGAAGTAGCATAACATATGTATTAACATAAAATAGAACAATAAGAAATGGCAATTATATTACCTAGTGGTTTTAACATAACGAATAGTGACCCGGTTGATGCTAGATTTAGTTTAGCAAATCAGGCAGCTCGTTATGCTTTATCAGCTGCTAATATTTATAAGGGATTAGTTGTATTTCAACAAGATGATTCTACATTATTTGTATTAACTGATACTACAAATGTAGGAAATGTGAATGGTTGGACACAAATACAAATAGGAAGTGTTGTATCAAATCTTCCAAATGGTATTATAAGTAGTTCTCAACAAGTCATTGATATATTTAACGCAAACTTCACATCAGGTTCTACAATGGCATCAACAGTAGATACCACATTTGCAACTGATGCAGAGTTATTTGTTACATCTTCTAACTTAGATGCAGGGGAGTTTTAATATAATAATAAATAATATATTAAAATATAATCCACTTTACTTAATGGTTACTTAAAAAATTAATATTTATATCGGAATACTATATAATAACGCAGTAGAATAACAAAATAGAATAACCAATCCAAAAATATGGCACAAATCATTAGACACAGACGTGGTAGTTTAGAATCCCTTTCAGCAGCAACGGCATCGTTCCAAAAAGGTGAATTAATAATTGTATCCGGCTCATCAAATCTTACTACAACAAATGGTAGTAGTATGGTATTCGCAGCTACCGCAAGTGGCTCAGTACAGGCAGTAAATAGATTCTTAATTGGAAATAATGCACCAAATACATTTCCTGCAGGAACTTATAACGGATTAGTTAAAGGTGTTCCTTACTACGCAAGTGGTAGTTCAACTTTATACTTATTAGGAGAAGGCCAAAATGATATCCCAGATTTAACTGGTAACATTAGTAACTTTAGTGCATCAGTAGTAACTTCTTTTTCAGCAAGTAATGCAAGTATTACTTCATTATCAGCATCAGTTGCATCGGTAACAGGTGATTTTAGTTCTTCAGTTGCACAAACATTTACAACTCAAAGTGCTAGAATTACTTCATTAGAATCATTTAGTGGTTCTCAATTAACTCAAAATAGTGCATTAGCAACTATTTCTGGTTCATTGATTAGTTCAGCATCGGCTGCAAAAACAACAAATGATTCACAAGGCGTTTCAATAACAAACTTAAATACATTTAGTGGTTCTCAATTAACTCAAAATAGTGCATTAGCAACTATTTCAGGTTCGTTAATCAGTTCAGCATCCGCTGCTAAGACAACAAATGATTCACAGGATATTTCTATAACAAATATAAACTCATTTAGTTCTTCAGTATTAACACAATTAACTCAAATAGGAGTTGTTAGTGGTTCATTAATTAGTTCAGCATCAGCAGCAAAAACATCAAACGATACACAAGATGTTAAATTAACAAATTTAGAATCTAAATCAGCTAGTGTTGATACTTCAATAGCAGCATTAAATAGTTATACATCTTCAAATGTATCGACTAACGCTTTAAATACATTCACAGGTTCTGCAAATGATAGATTTACTGAAATCGGCGTTGTAAGTGGAAGTTTGATAGCATCAGCATCCGCTGCAAAAACAACAAACGACTCACAAGGCGTTTCAATAACAAATATAAACTTAACTACTGCAAGTTTAAACACTTCAATAGCAGAATTAAACTCATATTCATCTTCATTAAAACAAGCATTTACTGCAAGTGGTGCTAATGTAACATTTAGTGGTGATGTAACTATTCCTGGTAACCTTACGGTTAGAGGTACTCAAACTATTGTAGATTCTACAACTGTTCAAATCGGTGATAATATACTTGAATTAAACGGAAGTGCGGCTTCTAATGGTGGATTGTATGTAAAAGATGCAACTGCACCAAATACCGCAACCGGTTCAATTGTTTGGGATTCAACAAATGACTTCTGGAAAGCAGGAGTTAAGAATTCTGAATCTAAAGTATTATTAGCAGGTGGAGATTCAGTAGTAAGTGGTTCATCTCAAATTACTATTTCCAACACAACTGGATATGGTGATTTTAGTGGTTCTATTTCATCTTCAATTGCAGCTTTAAGTGCATCGGTAGGAAGTGGAGCTGGAGTTTCAATAGCAAATCTAAACTCATTCAGTTCATCTCAATTAACTCAAAATGGTACATTAGGAAACTATACCGCAAGTGTTGATACAAGATTAACTGAAATTGGTGTAGTAAGTGGTTCATTAATCGCTTCAGCATCAACTGCAAAATCTACAAATGATACACAAGATATTAGATTAAATAATTTAGAATCTAAATCAGGAAGTGTTGATACAAGATTAACTGAAATTGGAGTTGTAAGTGGTTCATTAATCGCTTCAGCATCAGCAGCTAAAACTACAAACGACTCACAAGGTGTTTCAATAACAAACATAAACTCATTTAGTTCTTCAGTATTAACACAATTAACTGAAATTGGTGTAGTAAGTGGTTCATTAATTGCATCAGCATCAACAGCAAAAACAACAAATGATGCACAAGGTGTAAGTATTACAAATATAAATTCATTTAGTTCTTCAGCATTAACTCAATTAACCGAAATAGGTGTAGTTAGTGGAAGTTTAATTGCTTCAGCATCCGCTGCTAAGACAACAAATGATTCGCAAGGAGTTTCAATTACTAATATTAATACTACAACTGCAAGTTTAAACACTTCAGTAACCAATTTAAATTTATCATCTGCATCTCAACAAACATCGATTGATGCATTGAATAGTTATACCTCTTCTAATACTTCTACAACTGCATTAAATTCATTCACTGCATCTGCAGAAACTAGATTTACTGAAATTGGAGTTGTAAGTGGAAGTTTAATCGCTTCAGCATCAGCAGCTAAAACAACAAATGATTCGCAAGGTGTAAGCATTACAAATATAAACTTAACTACTGCAAGTTTAAACACTTCAGTAACTAATTTAAATTTATCATCAGCATCTCAACAAACGAGTATTGATAATTTAAATACATTTAGTGGTTCGGCTAACACGAGATTAACTGAAATTGGTGTTGTTAGTGGAAGTTTGATAGCATCGGCATCGGCAGCAAAAACTACAAACGATTCGCAGGGTGTAAGTATTACAAATATAAACTTATTCAGTTCTTCAGTATTAACACAATTAACTGAAATCGGCGTTGTAAGTGGAAGTTTGATAGCATCAGCATCAACGGCTAAAACTACAAACGATTCACAAGGAGTTTCAATAACAAACATAAACTCATTTAGTTCTTCAGCATTAACTCAATTTACTGAAATCGGAGTTGTTAGTGGAAGTTTAATCGCTTCAGCATCGGCAGCTAAGACAACAAATGACTCACAGGGTGTAAGTATTACGAATTTAAATTTAACTTCTGCAAGTTTAAACACTTCAGTAACTAATTTAAACTCAACTACTGCAAGTTTAAATACTTCAGTAACAGCATTAAATAGTTCATCAGCATCACAGCAAACATCTATTGATGCATTGAACTCTTACACTTCTTCTAATACATCGACTAACGCTTTAAATTCATTTACTGCATCTGCAGAAACTAGATTAACTGAAATCGGTATAGTAAGTGGAAGTTTAATAGCATCAGCATCAGCAGCTAAAACTACAAATGACTCACAGGGTGTAAGTATTACAAACTTAAATTCATTTAGTGCAAGTGTTAATACTTCGGTAACGGCTTTAAATAGTTCATCAGCATCTCAACAAATTAGTATAGATGCATTGAATGTTGTAAGTAGTTCAAACTTAACTAGATTAACAAATTTAGAATCCAAATCAGCTAGTGTTGATACTTCAGTAGCAGCATTAAACTCATATTCATCCGCATTAAAAACGGCATTTGAATTTACTGGTTCTAATGTTGTAGTATTAGGTGACTTTACTGTAAGAGGTACAACAACCGCAGTAGAATCAAATGTAGTTCAATTAGGTGATAACATCATTGAATTAAATGGTACTGGCGCTGCAAATGGTGGTTTATTAGTTAAAGACCCAACTGCACCTAATACGGTAAGTGGTTCTTTACTTTGGGATTCTACAAACGACTATTGGAAGGCAGGAGCAGCAGGAGCTGAAAGTAAATTATTAAGAGCAGGTGGTGATTCAGTAGTAAGTGGTTCTTCGCAAATTACTATATCTTCAACAACCGGATTTGATACATTTAGTGGTTCAATTGCAACTTCATTTTCAGCAAGTAATGCAAGTATTACTTCATTATCTGCGAGTGTAGCAAGTGTAACGGGAGATTTTAGTGGTTCAGTAGCAACATCATTTAGTGCAAGTGCAGCATCTCAATTATTATTGAGTTCTTCATTCGCATCTTCTCAAACTGCACAAAATGTTAGATTAGGTTTATTAGAAACATCGACTGGAAGTTTAAATTCATTTACTTCTTCGATTAATACTACTATTAAAACTAAATTAGATCTTGATGGTGTAGTAAGTGGTTCTTCGCAAATTACATACGCAAGTATCAGTTCTATACCAGCAGGAATAGTAAGTGGTTCTTCGCAAGTAACACCATTATTACCAGCCGGTACTGTAAGTGGTTCTTCGCAAGTAACATCATTATTACCAGCCGGTATTGTAAGTGGTTCTTCGCAAATTGTATTAAACAACGCAGATTTTACAGGATTTAATACTACGGATGTAGCAGAAGGAACAAACCTTTACTATACTGATGCAAGAGTTAAAACTAAATTAAATGCAGAAACAGTAGTAAGTGGTTCAATACAGGTTGATATTACTTCTACAACCGGATATTCAACATTTAGTGGTTCAATTGCAACATCGGTAAGTGCAAGTAATGCTAGAATAACAACATTAGAAACATTAATAGACGGAGGAACTTATTAATAAAACAAAATAAAGAAATAACAACAATATGGCACAAAAAATATTATTAAAACGCTCCGGGGTATCGGGTTCGATACCTACAACCGCAAATATAGATTTAGGCGAATTAGCACTGAATACCTATGACGGTAAAGCCTTTATGCACAAATCGGGTTCAACTGATGAAGTTGTACAATTTGTAGTAGCAGGCTCAACCACATCAGGTTCAATTAGTTTGACTGGAGCAATAACCGCATCGGCATTCAAAGGAGATGGTACATACTTAACAGGTGTAACCGCATCGATGAGACCTGATGACTTTGATTTCAACTCTGACCCGTTCGCAGGAACAATTGGATACATACAAGGTAGTGGTTCTCTTTATAAAGTAGCAACTACAACAAGTTCCGTTGATTTTAGATATAACGATGTAACAATCGCAACTATCACAACTGCACAAGGATTTAGTGGCTCTCTTTATGGAATTGGTGATGTATTAGCATTTAGTGGCTCGGTTCATAGTAGATTATTCAACTTAGAAATATCAGCATCATTCGGACCAGATGGTGGAGAAATCTAATAACAAATAAAAAAATTAATAAAACCCCTCTTAGTAGGGGTTTTTTATTTTATAGTATATTTATATCCGTAGTATATACTACATTTTTGTTAGATAACTTTAAAGGATTAGACATATGTCACAAATTGTTCAGCTGAAACGCAGTGCGTTATCGGGTAAGGTACCTGATACGGGTTCACTTAATTTAGGAGAATTAGCGGTAAATACTTACGATGGTAAGATTTATTTTAAAAAATCAGGTTCAATTGAATCCATTGAAAGTGTTTTAACAACAAATTCCACAGTAACAGGTTCTATTAGATTAGAAGGAAGTGGTTCGTTTGGTTCTTTAAAAGTAAACGATACTCTTACCGTCAATCACGGTGAAACAATAATTAGTGGTTCTGCATTAGTAACAAACGACCTAACTATATTAGGAGCAGTTAATGCCAGACAATTCAATATTTCAGTAATTTCTTCATCCGTACTTTTTGAAAGTGGTAGTTCTAGATTTGGTAATACTTCCGATGATATACATTCATTTACAGGCTCATTACAAGTTAGTGGTTCACAAACAATAACAGGAAGCGTAACCGCAACATCCTTTGTAGGAGATGGTAGTGGTTTGACAGGGATGGTGGTAGATTTATCAACTGCACAATTAAACGATGTGGATGGGAATAACATACCAGCACGTTCATTTGCAGAATTATATGTAGCATGTGCAGCGGCAGACATAGTAGATTTGGATTTTGGACTATAATAAAAGAAAAAAGATATTCTTATATTTATAAGAAACATAATAGAATTAAATGGCAGCTATATTTCAATTAAGAAGAGGTTCGGGTTCAATCGATGATACGATAGTCGATGGTGAATTATATGTAAATAAAGGACCAGATTCGTTACAATATTCAGTAGGCGATGGAAACCCTATAACTTTAGCAAAATTAGATGAACTAAATACAGGTTCACTATATTTGAAAGGTGGAATATCTGCATCCGGAGATATTACTGCATCAAACTTATATGTATCGGCCAATGTAAAGATAGATGGTAAAATTACAGTTGGTAACGAAACCGGTGATACTCTTAATATAGTAGCAAGTTTAAGTTCTTCATTAATTCCAAGCAACCATAAAGCATTTGATATTGGTAGTGATTCTAAATGGTATAAAAATTTATATATAGAAACCATATCATCATCATTTATTTCAGGTGCAATAGCAGGTATAGGTAGTATAGAAGCATTTTCTCAATCAGTAGATAATAGATTAGATAGAGTAGAAGCATCATCATCTTTGTATGATAATGAAATGTCTGGTTCAAATAGATTATATGTTTCTCCAAGTGGTAGTGATAGTAATGATGGTTCAGACCCATCAGTTCCATTTAGAACAATTAAGGCAGCAGTTGAATATTTAGGTTCGGCAGTTTTTTCAAATACAAAAAGATATACAATTTTTGTAGGTAGTGGTAATTATACCGAACAAAATCCAATCGAAGTTCCTCCTGGAGTTGCAATAGTTGGTGATAACCTTCGTACTGTAAGATTAACGGCGGCAAATCCTACAAAAGATTATTTTCATTGTCACAATGGAAACTACTTTTATGGTTTAAGATTTTTAAATTTACAAAATCCTTCATTTGCATTTTCCTATCCATGTTCTACCGCAAATACAACAATAAGTGGTGGAAGTGTAGCAACAATATCCGTAGTACATTCTATGACAGGATATACCAATGGAAATAATCAGGATTTAGGAATTATTATAGAAGGACCAAATGTTAGTGGAAGTGTAGCTACCGCAACTGCAAATGTTGCAGGTGGAGTTATTACACAAATAAATGTGGTAAGTGGTGGTACAAATTATTCAGCAACAGAAAAACCACATATATCAATACCGGCTCCTTTATCAAAAAGACCAATAATTGATACATCACCATACATTCAGAATTGTTCCTCAATTACAGGACCATTTACAACCGATGGTACTTTATTATCTCTTGTACCTGGAAATACAAATTATGCACCATTACCATATAATGTAAATGATGTACGAAATGCATCCAATGCTGTAATTGGTTCAGGCGTAATAGATGAGCAAGGAGCAGGTGGTGGTATTAGAATTGATGGTAACTTAGTACATCCATCATCACCATTAGAATCATTTGTAGCAGATGCGTTCACACAGGTAAACCAAGGTGGACCTGGTCACTTAATAATTAATAAAGGATATGCACAATTTGTATCGTGTTTTACAACATTTTGTACATATGGTTTCAAAACTGTAAATGGTGGTTTTGCAAATATTTCAAATTCAGTAATAGATTTTGGTAAAGAAGGATTAGTATCTAAAACATATTTCCCTCAAACATATAATACGGGGTCTTCATTACAAACATTGACATCAACAGTAGTTGGTGCAGTTATCGACCAAGACGGAGCAGGTTATACAGGTTCGGTTGCAAGTGTGACTATTAGTGGTGGAGGAGCAAGTGTTCAAGCAACCGCAGAAGCAAATGTTAATGCAAATGGTTCAATTGACCAAATTGTAATTTTAACTCCTGGTAGTGGATATACATCACAACCAACTCTTACAATCGCAGCACCAACTGGTGGAAGTGCGATTCAAGCTACAACTGTAGCAGGTAAAGCAGAAATTAGTGGTATTGCTGCAATATTATTCCAATTAGAAAGTGGAAGTAGAGGTATTGATATTTCTTCAAATATGATTTTAAGTGGTTCTAATTATTTAGTAACGAATGTTGCAACC